AAAGTTTTAAGCTGCGCACCTTGAAAACGGCGCGACCCTCTTACGGGGCAACGCGTAAACAATATTTCTGATAGTCACGATTCTAACGAGGGGGTGAGACATGGAAAGTTTGCACGGGCTTGTTGCCGCAAATCTCGCAACGAGCCACCGCACGAAAAAAGAGCTTGCGGAAACGCTGAACTGTACGCCCGAAACGCTTAACAACAAGCTTGAGGGGCGCACGGCGTTAACTGTGAGCGAAGCGCGAACGATCGCGGAATTTATCGGCGTGCCGATTGACCGCGTTTGCGAACTCGCGCCGATTTAAAAAAGTTTGTCCCCACGTGCGGCAACACGTAGGGACACGGCAGAAAGAAGCCTAGCCAATGAATAATGATATTCAGATTTACAACAATTCGCAATTTGGAGACATTCGAATTGCGCAAGCCGACAACGGCGAACCCGTGTTTAACGCGCGAGACATTGCCGCTGCGCTTGGATATAAGCGCACTAGCGACGCAATCAACGCGCATTGCCGTGGGGCGGCGATTTACCGCCCCATCATCGACAGACTAGGGCGCGAGCAGAAAGCCCGCTTTTTGACCGAGGGCGATGTATACCGCTTGATTGTGTCTAGCAAGCTTGAAAGCGCGCAAGCGTTCGAAGCGTGGCTATTCGATGAAGTGTTGCCCGCAATCCGGCGCACTGGGGGTTATATCGCGGCGCGTGAAGACGAAAGCCCCGAAGAAATACTAGCGCGCGCGCTGATCGTGGCAAAAGACACCATTGAGCGCAAAGACAAGCGCATTGCAGAACTTGAGCCGAAAGCCCTGTTTGCTGATGCAGTGGGCGCGAGTGACGGCACGTGCCTTGTTGGCGAGCTTGCGAAGATGCTAAGGCAAAACGGCGTTGACATTGGGCAAAACCGCCTTTTTGAGTGGTTGCGGCAAAACGGCTACTTGGGCAAGCAGGACAGCAACCGAAACGTACCAACGCAAAAAGCTATGGAACTCGGACTTTTCCGCATCAAGGAAACCGCAATTACGCACAGCGACGGACACGTGACGATTACCCGAACGCCGAAAGTCACGGGCAAGGGGCAACGCTATTTCTTCGAAAAATTCAAGGGGGCGGCATGAACAAAAGACTTGTGCATTGCGTGCGGCTCGAAGTGACGAGCGCGCGCGGCGATTCTGCCGTGGCTGATTTTTCGGTAGACGCTGAAACCGAAGAATTGCCAAACGTCAATCTTGCGCAGATTTGCAGCGTGATTGAAGCACTCGCGGCGGCGGTGTACTCCAATGAGTAGCCAAGAAAAGCGGCTGCAAAGCGCGTGCGCTATAGAACGCGCTTTAGGCGTGCGGCATGGCGTTATTCACGCCTTAGAGCAGCAAGGGCGCATCAAGCCCGTTTGGCTACCCGATCACAAACGCCCGAAGTATGACAAACGCGCGGTTTTTCGCGCATTGGGGGTAACTGATGAAACTCGTTAACTTTATCGTGCGTGATTTCGGCTTTCAGGACGTGCGACAGCTCGCGAGCGTTACCGCTAAAACGCTTTTGACGCTCGGCGGGCTTTACGTGCTGTTCGTCTTTGCCGTGGCGGTGCTCAATGGCTAGGGCGTTGCGCTTCTGGGTCGAAAGCAACAGGCGCACGGCACGCGGGCAGAAAAAAGGGCTTGACGGCTTAAACGAGATCATCGCGGCGAACAGGTCAAACAAGTATCTGGGCGCGAAGCAAGAGCGCGAAAACCTCGCGAACGTGATTAGCTTCACACGCGCCGCGATGCTCGCGGAACACTTCGCGCCGATTAACGGCAAAGCCCGCGTAACAATCGAAATAATCGAACCAAATCACAAGCGCGATACGTCAAACGTTATCGCGGCAACGAAGTTTTTACTTGACGGCATTACGCGCCCTCGCGGAAAGAAGCCCGGCGCGGGCTTGATCGTTGACGATTCGCAGAGCTTTTGCGAACTCGTTGTGTCTGTTCGCGTGAAAAGGGGCGAAGCGGGCGCGTTTATCACAGTGGAGGAAATCGAAGAATGATACAAGGTGAAAATAGCGTGTTCGAGCTGATACGCTGCGATAGTGAAGCGGCATGGCTCAAACAGCGCACAAAAGGCGTTGGCGGCTCTGACGTTGCGGCTATTATGGGCGTATCGCCGTTTAAAAGCCCTCTAGACGTTTGGCTAGAGAAAACGGGGCGTGTAGACGTTAGCGGCGTTGATTCGCCTTATATGGCATTTGGGCGCGTTTTCGAGCCTATTATTGGCGCATGGTACAAACAGAATCACAAAGACATGCACGTGCGCCGCGTCAATGCGATTTGTCGAAGCCTAGAAAGACCGTGGGCGCAAGCGTCGCTAGATTATGAAATTCGCGATTACGTTTCTAACACGTGGGGCGTGCTTGAGATTAAAACGGCGCGATCTGCTCGCGATTGGGGCGAAGAATCACAAGGGATTGACGGTGTGCCTTTGTACTATCAAGCGCAGGTTTTGCACTACTTGAGCGTCACGGGGCGCGAATACGCGCATCTATGCGTGTTCTTCCGTGATACTTGCGAATATCGCACGTACTTAATCAAGCCCGAAAAAATCGACCTCGAAGCGGTAGAAAACGCGGTCAACAGCTTTTGGCACGACTACGTAGAAGCCGACAGAATGCCCGCGCTCGTGCCTGATGATGCAAGCAAGCTCGCGGACGCTTACCCGGTCGAGGGCGAAATCATCGGATACGCCGAAGACAAAAACCGATTTAACGAGCTAGTAGAAGCCTACAGGCTCGCGCAGGTTGAGGAAAAAGAAGCGGGCGCGAAAAAGAAGCTAGCACAAGCGGAATTGCTCGCGATCATCGGCGGCAATCTCGGAGCAGCCAGCGACGTTTACGAAGTGCGGCGCGTCGTGCGCAATGTGGCGCGTTTCGACACGAAAGCGTTTAAAGCGGCTTACCCCGATTTATACAAGCAGTTCACGCCCGAAGCGAAGCCCCAAAACGGCGGCATCAAGATAAAGGAGCTTTAAGCATGGGAAATCTTGCAGAATCAGCGCGGGAAATCACGCAAGCAAGCCCGCAAAACGATTTTAAAAACGTGCTTGCGACGCAATGGGAAAAGATAGCGGCTGTAATGCCGCGCCACATGAGCGAAGAACGCATGTATCAATTGGCGGTATCTGCCTACAACTCAACGCCACAGCTCGCGCAATGCTCAATCGTGAGCGTTCTTTCATGCGTGATGAAATGCGCCGCGCTGGGGCTTGAGCCGTCAGCGGTTGACGGTCTGGGGCGCGCCTATATTCTCCCCTACCGAAACCGCAAAACGGGCGGTTATGAAGCGCAATTTATCATGGGTTATAAAGGTATCCTACAGCTTGCGAGGAACAGCGGCGAAATTGAAAGCATCAGCGCGCGGGCGGTGTACGAAGGTGACGAATTCAGCTATTCATACGGCTTGCACGAAGATTTGCAGCACGTGCCGAGCAACGCGCCTAAAGACGGGCGGGAACTCACTCACGCCTATTGCATAGCCAAGTTCAAAGACGGCGGGCATTATTTCAACGTGCTAACCCGCGAAGACATAGAGAAAGCCCGCAAAAGCTCGCAAGCGGGCAATTCCAAATATTCGCCGTGGGCTACGCATTATGAGCAAATGGCAGTGAAGACAGCCGTGCGGCGGGCGTTTCCATACTTGCCCGTTTCGATCGAAGCACAGAGCGCGGCGGCGGCTGATGAGACAACGCCGGATTACACAAGCGTTCTAAAACCCGTTGTGAACGATTCTAAGCCCGTAGAAGCCGAAGAAGCCGAAGCCGTGAACATTGACGCGGAAACGGTAGAAGAAGCCGACAGCGGCGAAAATATGACCGCACAGGCGGTTTGTAAGACATGCGGCAACGTGATTTCTGTTGCGCCTGATGCTACCGCCGAAGATATAGCGTTTCAGTGCTGCGAAGCCCCGAACTATGAAATTCAGGCGCGGTAATGGCGGCGCGTGTAATTAACGGCGATTGTATGGAGTTAATCGCGGGGGGGGGTCGATCGTATGATTTACAGGGGGCTAATGCCCGTTATTGTCACAGATCCGCCCTTTAACATTGGCTATCACTACGGAAAATATAAAGACAAAATGAGCGA